TACTCTTCGGCTTTACCCTTAGGTAAGTTACCAACATCAATATAAAATATTCTACGTTCTGGTGCACGTGATATTCTGTATATGACTAGTGAATCTTCCATCATTCTAAGTTGATTCACTGGTTTTAAAGCTTTATGTAAATAAGATAATATTCTTTTTCTATCTGGGTCCATGACTCCAGAAGTAACGTATGCAATTGCATCAGGATATATTTTCAATCCTTGTTCTGCTCCAGACATTAACTTGTCTTGGAATAAAAAGAACTCATCGCTTTTTTCGATAATCTTAGCGCCTGTTTTAGGGTCTTGCTTTTCTTCGATCTCTTTCACCTTTCTTAATTTGGTAGGATCGATATATCGCAATTCTTGAATACCTTTTTTAGGTGATGCTTTATCTATTATAATATGATACGGTAGTCTTCCATCAATATACCATTTACGATATATATCATGAGCGTACGCGTTAAAGTTTAATAATTTAAGAACTGCCTCAAATTCAAATTTGACAGATTCTTTCATTTTGTCTGATATTTCTAATTCATCTAATACTAAATTAACAGGTGATTCATCATTATTACCTACTATTGATTCATTTATTATGTCTTCAACAGCTGCATCGCACTCTGGTTGTGATGCTATATCTCTATATTTTAGTATTAAGTCAACTTCATTTTTGAACTTGTCGCCATCCATGTCGATGTACGCGCCAAAGTGACCGCCCGCTTGAATTACACCCGAGCCATCCTCGTCCGTCTTAGGAACGAATGAAGGTAGTTCCTTTTGTTTAGAACTCTTTCTATTTATTTCAAAGCCAAATAATTCAGCCATACATTTACCTCAATATTATCCGAGGGGACATAAAATCCCCTCTTCTAATATTATTTATATACCTTACGAAGTAGTGTCTGATTCCCAGTATTGAACCTGGAACTCAACAGTGAACTCTTCTATAGTATTTTCTGAATCGTAACTTACTTCTATCTCAGAAATGTTAGTTGGAAATAGACCTCTAAAGTCATACTTCTTAGTAACGTCTCCAGCTTTATTCAATTGTTCAACAATTGCGTCAGCTTGATAGTCAGTAGGATTTGATAATCCTGTGTTTTCGTTATGTCCATTAATACCATTCATCCAACGTTCCATAGCGTTACGAACTGTGAAATCAACATCGTTGATTACAGTAATTGTCCATGGGTCGAATGTTCTGTCACCAGCTATTTGCAATGTTCTACCTCTGAATAATACAGGGATAGGTGCTATAATTGATGCAGGCATCTGAGCTGTCTTACACATGAAAGATGTTTGTTCAACATCACCTTGTGCATAACTTGGATAGTTCATAGTCACCTTGAAAAGGTTAGACCTTGCTCCACCGCCTACTAATTTTGATTTAAAATCGTCTACGCCTAATATTGCCATGTCTTATTCTCCTATGAACCTGAGATCTCGGAGAATTCTACTCCGGACCTCGTTGCTACGAAGCTCAATGTTATGAAGTTAATACTTCTTGCAGGCTTGATAAAGATATCAGCTACAAATTTATTACCGTCAATTACTGAGCTAGTGTTATTGGTAGTATCACAGACTACTGAAAAGTCTGAAAGACCACGTCTTCCTTTGACGTCTCTTAAGAACGGTTCAACTAAGTTTCTGAACTGTGCTCTTGTAAATTCGTCGTTAAATTCGAAAAGTTGTGCTTTAGCTGCTGTGCTAACTGCCTTTTCTAATGCTATAAACAGCCTTCTAACATTAATTCTGTCGAATGCTGAAGGTCTACTTAATAAAGTTTTGTCTCCAAATAGTAAAGTACCTTGTCCAGGTAATGATACTATAGGGTTGACTCTTGCTTTATATAAAGAATCTCTGTCTGCTTTCTTAGGATTAAATGCTAATTTAGTTACTCCTAAAAGTTGACCCCTGTTTACTCCTGCTGGTGAGAACCATGCATCTGCTACTGAATCAGTATTAGCGCAAAGTCCTGCCATATGACCTGAAGCAGCTATATATCTGTATTTGTCGTTATATTTGTCATATACATATAGTGCTGTTGAATCACATGAAGCGTAAGATGTTGATGTTAAACCATCAGCAAAAGCTTTTACGCTTGCTGCTGGAGTAGCATTATTAACAGTGTCTTCTAATGGTGGAGATATAAACGCCATACAATCTTTTCTTGCATTTACTATAGTTATTAAATCTTCTGCAATTGCTTCAGCGCCATCGGCGTCTGCTGCTGCAAAAAGTAAGTTAACGTCTACAGTTTCTGCATCTGATAAAAGATCGAATCCTGTTGCTATCTCTGCTGTTGTTGGTGTGTTATCGTCGGTTCCACCTGAAAGTGAATCCTCTATCGCTGAGCTATGAGTCTTAAATTGGTTAGCACCTTCACTGTCTGTGTTGGCTGCTTTCGCTGCTGCTAGGGTAAATCCGGCTTCATTTAGGTTAGTGGTATTATGGTCAATCCAACGAATATAGTTAGATTGAGTAGTAATAACATCAACGTAATAAAGTGAGGTACCATCGTCTTTCTTAGCATCTGAAGCTTGTGATACAAACCCAAATGTTTCTAATACTGTCCCAGCTGTTCCGGAGATTGCTCCGTCTTCATCTATAACTGCAATATGCAATTCGTCGTTTGTGACGGCGACTGCTGTTGCTGCTGTAGATGTACCTGGTGCAGAATCAAAATTACTAGCATAAGCCCAACCACTAAATGGTGAAGCTCCTGCTGAAATCATTGATACCTTTAAGCTATTACCCAGTACGCCTGGATGTTTAGCTGCCCAATTACCCAAATTTAGTTGACCCGCTGCATAATTATTTTCATAATGTTCATTATTTTTTATCAGCTGTCCTGTACCCTGTGCGGTCGCGTTTAAATGACCGGAAGCTACTCGAACCACTTTTAGTGCATTGCCATACTTTAAAAAAGATGCTGCTACTAAGAAGTGTTTAGCTGTGGAATCGTCTGGAGCGCCAAAAGTATTTGCAAGTTCTTGTTCAGAACCTACTGTTACTAATTGCTCCACTGGACCCCAGTTGAATGATCCCGCGAATCCACCAATGCTGGTTGATACGGCTGGAACTACATTCGTTGCGTCGATTTCTTTTACCTCGACGCCTGGTGATACTTGAAATGCCATCGCTTTGTCCTCTATTTGAGTTAGTTAATATGTTTCATAATAAGATTATATTCAATACATACTTATTTATAACAATTTGTTTTCTAACGAAGTAACTCAACTTCTATAGAATTGTACTCTATTATAGGGTTTTTATTTGATATCCCTACTATATCATGTTCGTATTGTATACCGTCTTTAGACCATTTAACAGTGTCACCGTCAAACTCTATGCTATCTGTTTGTATATTTTCGAACATTGACTTATACGTATTAGGTTTAAGCCAAAAATCTCTGTTTTTAAATTTTACTAGGATATTCTTAGCTAAGTTTTCGCCTGTAGCTTTTCTATATCCTTTTGTTCCTGGTGTTGAATTGATCTCAATAAATATTGGTGGTTCATTATCTCTATCTTTAGATGGGAATATATCTACTCCTACCCATAGACCATCAACAGCTCTAGCTGCTCTTTCAACATGTTCTATCTCTAATTCAGTTAGCTCAATAGGTGCTGGAACAGAACCAAGTGATACGTTACTTCTAAAATCCTTTGCTACTACCGGTCTTTTTATTGCGCCATGGAATTTACCACCAATAACATGAGCACGTATATCAAATGTAAAGTCCTTAATCATTTCTTGTAACAGCACACCCATATTTGGGTCTAACTTATATAGTAACTGCACGGTAGAATGTAATGAACTTTCTGAATCTACTTTAATAACACCAATACCTAATGAACCAGTAAGTGTTTTAAGAATTACTGGGTATTTAGCACCTAGTCTTTTCATTGCTGGTATTGCTTTTTCTGGATGATGAACTAAAACTGTCTTAGGTTGATTAAGTTCTGCTTCTGCAAGATATAGACTTGTTCTATATTTATCTGATGTTATCTCCATACATGCACGAGTGTTGACACATACAACGCCAGCTCTTTCTAACTGAGTTAAAAAGTCTGACCAAGCCTTTCTTTTAGTAACTGGAGCTCTTACAAACACTAATGTGTTTTCATCTATTCTAAACTTTCTTATTTTTTTATCTGACATACCATCATAGATATACCTTACTCCATCTTCTAAATCAGAATAAGCACCTTGTACATCGACTTTAAATCCTTTTAAGCCTACAGAATCTCCTTCTTTTATAAAATCATCGGCCGTAGATTCTGGATCATCAGGGTCTTCAGGGTCATCATACCATAGGTATACATACCTATAAGTTTTTTCTTCCTCTGTTATTACTGTTTTTCCAGTTGTAAAGTCGTTAAAATTTTGCATTTCCTGTCCACTCTTGTTCGAACCAGATGTTCCCATCATCGTCTTTAGTATATTTATCCTTTTCATAGTTCCCACTCTCGACAAAACCAAACGGTAACATGTCATCTTGTATTGCAGCTAATCTTTCTCTGTATAACATATCTTTCATATCGATATTTGTTAAAGCTTGAAATACATCTGTTGTAGTAAACCATGCAAACATAACTAAGTTCATCATTAAATCATCATGATTTGGAGATTGAGCTTGATAACTATTCCCTTTACTTACGAATGTGATCATTTCTACAATTGTATTGGCATCATTAATTTTAAGCTTACCTTGTTCTATTAAGTCTTTTATACTTGAACAACCAATACGTTTTACTCTTCGTGTCATTGTCGCGCCAATAGCATTTGCTTTGATAGAAGATTCTACGAATATGTTTTCATATTCTAAATCATAATATAATCCATTACAAACTACGCCTCCTTGGTCATTACTTTCTACTACGACATATGCTTCATTATACAAATTAGCATACTTATAGATTATATCAGGTAATAACATTGGAGATATATTGTTGTCTCTAAATACTGCTACTTGTTCAAACGGTTGTTCACTTACATCGATAATAGTAAATGTACTATAATCTTGGTTTCTACCTTTTGAAACATCTACTGTCATTACATATTCGTGACTTTCTATAGGTTGTTTGTATATATAAACATTCTCTTTATAGAACTCTGGGTCTATACTCATTTGAGCTAATAAATGATTAGCACTAATTAACGTATTACC